CGCAAATACCGTTGCCGTGTTCTTTATCAATGGCGGACTCAATGGTCGCCAATACACCGTTGAGGTTGTAGCTACAACTTCTGGTGGGCAGATCAAGGAAGACACAATCCTCTTCACCGTGCGGGATGTGTGATGGATACCCAGACGCTCATTAACTTTGCCCTCGGATCATTACTTGCCTTGGTTGGGTGGCTTGCCCGACAACTCTGGGAAGCGGTAGAGCGTCTGAGGTCTGACATCCACGAACTTGAGGTTGAGCTCCCAAGTCGCTACGTCAGGCGCGAAGAGTTTTCGGATGGTATCAAAGAAATCAAAGACTTGTGCCGACAAATCTTTGATAAAGTAGACAGTCTTGAGAAGCGGAAGGCTGACAAATGAGCACCACGGAAGAGAAGCAGGAAAAGTTTGCCATCGAGATGGCGGCGAGCGCCAGCAAGGGCGCGCTAGTCGAGAAGATCACCTTTGCAGGTATCCCGATCCTGTTTTCCTGTGTTGTCTACCTGATGAGCGCCTTATCCGCAGCGAACAACGAGATCATCCAACTTAAGTCCAAGGTCGCCGTGGTCGTGAACGCGGATAACAAGGCCATCCCTCCGCAGGGGACGACCATTGATATGGCCCAGATCAGGGAGAACCTGAGCGAGCAGATTTCACGGGTCGAAAGGGAGGCCGCTCTTGGCCGTGCGGCCATGACCCTTGACCGTGAGAAGTCGATGGGCGCTATCGAGAAATCCCGCCTCGACATGGCTGCTGATGCTGCGCAGGCCCGTGCATCCATTCGCTTTGATACCCTGAAGATGGTTTCCGAACTCGACAAGAGGGTCACCCTTCTGGAGAGGGGAAAGTAGATGGACCCAATCCTTCTGCTGGCCGCTGCCAAGGTTAGCTTCGAGGCCCTGAAGTCAGGCATTGCAGTGGGCAAGGAACTGCAATCCATGGCCAAGGATCTTGGTTCCTTGTTCGACAGCGTGGCTGCTATCACCCGTGTCGCTGCCGACCCCAAGGGCAGTTTGATGGCGGGCAAATCAGCCCAGCAGATTGCCATGGAGGCATATGCCGCCAAGGCCGAAGCCGACTCTATGATGGAGGAGTTGAAGAACCACTTCATCGGAGAATTTGGAATTGCTGCATGGGATCAAGTGCTTAGCCACACCACGCAGATCAAAAAAGAAATGAAGGTGGCGGCTCTTGAGGCTCAGAAGGAGCAGGAAGAGCTTATGCAGGCCGTAATGACATGGGGGTCAGTGTTCCTTGCGATTGTTATGGTTGCTGTTTGCATTGTCCTTCTCATCCTTAGTTTTGCCACTCGATAGGAGTTACGCCATGCACATGAGTCAAGGTGGGTTGGATAACCTACTCAAGAAGTTTGAGGGCTGTAAGCTGAAGGCGTACCGTTGCCCAGCTAATGTTTGCACAATCGGCTATGGCCACACCTCAGCCGCTGGCGCTCCCGAGGTTACAGATGGTCTGACCATCACACAGGAGCGTGCCGAGGAGATACTGAAGGTTGATATCCTGAAGTACGAGCGTGCCGTTGAGGATTTGGTTAAGGTTGAACTAACCCAAAACCAGTTCGATGTCCTCGTCGATTTTGCCTACAACGCTGGTGTCGGTGCTCTCAAATCTTCCACGCTGCTAAAGAAAGTCAATGCTGGCAAGTTTGATGACGTGCCAGCAGAGCTGATGAAGTGGACCAAGGGCGGTGGAAAAGTTCTTCCCGGACTGGTGCGCAGGCGTCAAGCAGCGGTTGTGTGGTGGAATGCAGATGAAGATCAGCCGGATGACCATCAAGATCACCGTGCAGAACCTGATGCTCCGAAGAAAAGAACTATGGTGGACAGCAAGCAAGGTAACGCGGCGGCACTTACGGCGGGGCTCGGAGTTCTGGGTGGAGCTAAGGAGATCGCTGCGCAGGCGCAGGAAGCGTCTGACGTGGCAAATCAGTTCGCTGGCCTACTTGGTAACCCAAACTTCCTCACGATGGTGGCTATCGTTGGGCTTGGTGGTGCCATCTGGTTCTGGCGCAAAAAGAACATGGAGGAGCATGGTGTTTAGTCTTCTGCTCACACCATTTGGCCGAGCCGCTGCCATTGTGGTTGTCCTCGCACTGGCGTTTGGCGGACTTTATGTTAAGATCAGGTCTGACGCGATTGCCGAGGTTCAGGCTAAGGCGACGGCTGATGCTCTAGGGAGAGTTCAGGATGCGATTAGGGCTGGCGATAGCGTTGACACTTCTTCTAGCGGGCTGCTCAAGAATGACGGGCACCGCCGAGACTAACCTTTCTGCGTGTACGGTCTGGAGGGATATCTCTTGGTCTACCAAAGATAGCCCCCAGACAATAACGGAAGTGAAGGTTAACAACGCCCGTAGAGAGGGCTACTGTAGAGGAGCTATGTGATGGCTAAAGGTAAGATGCCCTTCGGAGGCAAGATGGCGACCCCCTTCGGCGGTAAGGAGAAGGGTAAGGAAGAGAAGATGGAAAAGAAGATGGGCAAGGCCGCCTACATGGCTGGTGAGAAGAAAGAGATGAAGGCTGGCGTCAAGAAGATGGGCGCTTATAAGTCTGGCGGCATGGTCAAGGGACGTAAGGGCTGCTAATGGCTAAGGACGTCTGGAACAAACCACGGCCCAAGGGAATTGGTAAACCAAAACCCCTAAGCCCTTCGCAAAAAGCCTCAGCAAAGGCGGCAGCGAAGAAGGCCGGGCGTCCTTACCCAAACCTTGTTGATAATATGCGGGCTGCTCAAAAGGGGAAGTGATATGGCTAAGTCTCCAGCGTGGCAGCGCAAGGAAGGTAAGAACCCTGAAGGCGGCTTGAACGCAAAGGGTCGCGCCGCGTACAACAAGGCCAACCCCGGTAAGCCCGGCCTCAAAGCTCCGCAGCCTGAAGGTGGTTCTCGTCGCGATAGCTTTTGCGCGAGGATGAAGGGCATGAAGAAAAAGCTCACTTCTGAAAAGACAGCGAATGATCCAAACTCTCGGATCAACAAATCCCTTCGGGCGTGGAACTGTTAGCATGGCCAAGCGCGACCCGCTCACTTTCCCCAAGCCAAGGTCTTCATTTGGTACGATGGTGAGTGCGCTAAAAGAAAGCACCAAGGAACCATACATTGGTGTTACACAAGGAGGCTCAAGCCGAAAGTTCTCGGGGGCACGCCCTGCGGCAACGACCGGACAACGCCGTACCCAACGAAGTAAGTAGGAGATGAATATGGCTCGCAAACCCGCTACCATTACGGAAGACACTCAGTCCACGGAAGTCGTGGTGCAGGAGCAAGTCGTCGAGGAAGTGCGTACTCCGTCCGCTCAGACGCTGGCTGAGATGGAAGCTGGACGTGCTGCTCTGGCTGCTCGCGCCGCCAGCGAAAAGGCTGAGTAAAAGATATGGTCGCGATCAAGCTCAACGCATTTGGCGGAACTATCCCAACAACTGATGATCGGTTGCTGCCGGATAACATGGCTGCATCTGCGTCAAACGCTTGGCTGCATTCTGGGTTGCTGGAGGGTTATCGCTCTCCCAAGCTTTTGCATACATGCGTTTTACCAGCGGTGAAGCGCGTGTATCGCATACCCCAAGAGTATGTTGATCAAGACCATTTAATCGATAGTTATTGGCTTGAGTTTTTAGAGAAGGATGTGGATGTTATCCACAGCCCCACGGCGAACGATAGCTTTGAGCGGTACTACTGGGCAGGGGATCTAGTTGCTCCGCAATATAACACGCTCGCCCGTATTGCTGCTGGTAGCGCACCGTTTGTTCTAGGAGTACCCGCCCCCACGGTGGCTCCGGGTGTGACGCACACTGGCGGTTCTAGCACTAGTGTAAGCCGTGCATATGTCTATACATGGGTGACCGCTTACGGCGAAGAGGGGCCACCCAGTCCTCCTACGGTCTACACCACCCACATCACTGCTACATGGAACATCGTGCTGACGGCACCGACAGGTGCTGATACGACAAATCGCAACCTTGCAAAGGTGCGCATCTACCGCACAATCACATCATCTGCCGGTGTAGCGACGTACTTCTTAGTCGCTGAGCAAGATATTACATACACCACTTACACCGATACGCAGTCGGACTCCGCCATCTCTGGTAACGGCCAGCTTGAAAGCACCACTTGGACTGCACCTCCTTCTGACATGAATGGCATGGTATCGATGGCCAATGGTATGGTTATTGGTTATCGGGACAACGAAATCCTGTACGCAGAGCCCTACCGTCCCCATGCGTGGCCGGTCATGTACTCGCTCTCGGTTGATTTTGAGGTCGTCGGTATTGGCGTCATTGGACAGACGGCTATCATCTGTACGCAGGCGGCTACCTACGCCGCGACTGGTATTAACCCGTCGAGCGTGACGCTCTCCAAAATTTCAACGAGAGATGCTTGTTTATCTCGCGGCGGAATTGTGTCCACTCCTGATGGCGTGTACTACCCAACGTCACGCGGTCTTGCTCTTGCCGCTGCCGGTCAAGTTGTCAACGTAACTGAGAAGCTGTTCAGCAAGGACAACTGGCTGGACCAGTTTAACGTGCCGCACCTGAGGTCAGCCAGACTTGGCTCCGCGTACTATACCTTCGGGTCAATATCTATTGGAGCGTTTCAAGAAGACGCTTTCCAAAACACAGCGTTTGAGCTGAACGATTATACCGGAGCAACAACTGGTGGAGCTATAGACGCGACGGATGTCCGGCTGGCGTTCATGCCGCTAAGTTCGTCCTATCCGACTATGAACCTCTACAACGACCCGTGGACCAACGAGGTGTTGGTGCTCCGTGACAATAAGGTCTATTGGGTAGATGTTGCTGGTGACGCAGCACGCGAAGAATACGTGTGGCGTTCAAAGCGGTTCCAGCCCACGACTAAGAAGAACTTGGAAGCCATGAAGGTGTATTTTGATAACCCTGAGGGGCTTACGAGCTTCGGGACAATCAAGATATATGCGGATGGCAGGCTCGCAGCGACAAAGACACTTCTGGCTTCCGGCCAGTTAATCCGCCTCCCCTCTGGGTTCAAGGCTGAGTTCTGGCAGATCGAGATTACTTCTCGGGTAAGTATTTCCTCCGTGCAGATGGCTACGTCCGTGAAGGAGCTTGCCGGTGTCTAGGATTTTTCCATCTATCCCCGATCCGCAGTCTAACGTCGAGAGTCTCTACGATGCTGTCCGGACGCTGAAGTACTCCGTTGAGCTTTTGGCTGGTCAGACTGGAGCGGTCTCCGCAGCTAGGGTCTCCGTGCAACCGACTGTTCCGTCTCCGTTAGCCTCCGGCGACCTGTGGATTGACACTGCTCGCAATAACAAACTGTTAGCGTGGGACGGGATAGACTGGCGAGTGGTGACGGTCTGATGATAGTTTTCAACAACGCTGCTTACGGCGACAGGATTGCCGAGGCGGCGGGG